GTGTTATAACTTCCTGTAGCTGCAAATCCTGCATCCGCTCCCACAAATGTGCCGTCGATACCCGTAACCATCGCTGTTCCTGCTCTATACCCTACCATAACATGGCTAGTTCCAGTAGTAACAGCTGTTCCTGCATTATCTCCAAGAGCCGTATTTAATGCTCCTCCACCTAATAAACTATCTAACGCTGTTGAACCTAATCCTACATTATTAGCTCCACCACCTGTTGTACCGTCTGTTAATCCATCTATACTACTTGCCCCACCACCAGAAGATATTTTCCAAACAGCATTACCAGTACCAGTATCTTTTGTTAATAAATATTCATTTGTTGCACCTGCTACTGAAGTTAAAGCATTAATAGATGCTTGAGATGTTGTATTTCCAGTACCACCATTAGCTATAGCTATTGAAGTACCATTCCATGTTCCAGATGATACAGTTCCTAAAGTTGTAATGCTTGATGTACCAGCCCACGTACTCAAAGCAGTATCTTCTACACTACCTAATCCTATAGATGTTCTAGCTGTAGCACCTGACTCATATGCAAAAGCTCCTATTCCAGTAGCTACAATAAATTGACCATCAGATGCAGCAGCACCTAGAGTATTAAAATCATCTAATATAGCACCAGAAGCTTGGCTACCACTATGAGGATTAGATGCTCCTAAATGTGTATCTATCACAGAATGTGCATTAGATCCTATATCTGTTAAACTTGTATGACTTCTTGTTGTTATCTGAGTTATATTATCAAGTGTTATATTATTAGCTACATAAGCATCAGAAATAGCAGTACCATTCCAAACTCCAGTTGCTATAGTTCCAGTTGCAGTTATACTAGCCTGAGTAAAATGTTCATTACTTGCAAAATTTGTTAGTTGATCATGATCTATATCAGAATTTAAAACAACACCAGTAGAACCAGCCACACTTGTTACTTTTGCGTCAGTATATCCCAATCCTATAGAATCACCATTCCAAACTCCAGTTGAAACTGTACCAACATTAGTTATATTAGTAGTACCAGCCCAAGTTGATACTGCCACATTCTCCACATTATTTAAACTTAGATTAGTTTTAGATGTTGTAGCATTATCAAAAGTATTATCACAAGTACGAGAATCACTTAAACGTGAATCATCACCTATACAAGCAGTTGATGATGAAGAACCATAATCTACTGATAAACTATCACCTGTTAATGTTACACCTGTACCAGCTACTAAATTTGTATCATCACTTATATCTACTTGACCTAACGTAATTGTTTGACCAGACAAACTTAAATAATTATAACTTGTAGTATCTAAAGTTACATCATCACCACTATCTACTATTCCCAAATTAGACCTAGCATCAGTAGCATTAGTAGCACCTGTACCACCTTGAGTAACAGGTAGCTTATTTTCAAGAGTTAAAGAATCTAAATGTGCTGATTGAAGTATCCATCTTTTTGTACCAGCATTAGCATCAGGTGATATCACAGTTGGAGGACTTTCAGATGCTCCACTATCTGAATCTAACCAATATGGATATAGAATATTAGTAGTATTAACTAATGCTAAATCTTTATCTGTAAGTAGATCACCATCTAACTCAGTTCTATCTAATGAACCAGTACCACCACCAGTAAGTCCAACTGCTCCCCATGCTTTATTTGACATTTATAACACCTCTTTAAATTAATTTATTCTTTTCTTCTTTTGTAAATCTCTAACTGTGTAACCTAATTTATCTTCATTACTTACTTTAGTTACTAGATTTAAATCTCTTACTGTGTAACCTAATTTTTTTAATCTTTCAGCACTATTTACATTTGAGCAATATCCAATACCTTTTTCTATTTTAACAACCTCATCATAAGTACTTTCTTCAAAATTGTTTATTTCAGACCACATAGTAGGACACTTTACTTCAAATCTCTTCTTATCCACAAAAACCCCCAATTAAGATTTAGTTTTAGAAATTAACTTTTGTACTTTATGTGATACACCTACACCAAACAACGCACAACCAAGACTTTCTATTAGTAAAACAGTAGCATGGTCTAAACCAAAATAACCTGCAATTGCTCCAGAAGCACATATAATCATACCGCTAACTGACTTACCACTACCAAAAAAATTCTTCATAACATTCACCCCTATTTAATTTATTTCTTTTTATTAACCAACTCTAATTTAGTAAAAGTTTTATCAAACTGATAATTACTAACATCTTTACCTTTTGCATTACAAAACCCTGTAACTAATTTAATTATATTTCTTTCAATATATAATATTTCTTTTTTAGATTCTTGTATTTCTTTTATAGTATTAACATCTAAATTTATATCATCCATTTAATTCCATCTTTCTAGATTCTAAATTAGCAACTATTCTACTAGCAACCAACGAATCTTTTTCTGACTGTAATTTAATTATAAGTTATGTTAAATTCACTATTTGACTATCTATTTTCTCATAAATACCCTTATGTATAAAAATTTGGAGCCTTATCTTTAGTGGCTATATTTGTTGATTGATAATGCAAGTCAGCAAAATGGCAAAATGGATCAGGGACAGGTCCGCTTGACACTGTCATAGCATTAGCAGATAAAAATGATCTAACTAAAAGTATACCATCTGGTTCTATTAAATCTGTATCTATTTGAGTACCAGAACCTCCGCTTACAGATGCTTGCACTTCATTGATAAGATGCATATACTGGGTAGTACTTGCTGTTTGTTGTGCAACTACAGTAACAGATGCAGGAAAAGCAGATTGTGTATGACCTTTTGCATATATAATTTCAAATGACCAATCTGTAGTCCCTCCTGTAACAGTTGTAACATTATGACTCCAATGACAATGTATATGAATATCAGTCCCAGGAACATAATCATGTGGAATATGAAACTCCATCCATGACTCATCGTTTACTGCAAATTGAAATCCTTTTATACCGTTCCTATATACTGCATCAGTAGGATCTGTAGAACCAACACCCCTAGTTCTAATTTGACCAGTTATATCTCTCCAACCAAATGTTGGTGTGGTAGTGTCTATTTTAATACCTTTCCCTGATGATTTAGGTAATGACATCACTCCATCACTATCTATTCTGAATCGTGTATTAGTACCTATCGCACTCGTTCCTATCTTAAAGCTGTCTCCGTCACCGTCATCAACTCCCATTGTGAATATCTTTGTACCAGACAATGCAAAAGCAAGTATAGGATCCCCGTCTGTGGCAGAGTTTGATACTTGTATTGCAGTTACATCAGTATCGTCTTCTACTTCAAGATGTGCTCCAGGTGCATCTGTACCAATTCCAAGCCTTTTATTAGTGTCATCCCAAAACAAATTGGAATTGTCTTGTTGTAATTTACCATCAGTACCTATAAACAAAACACTACCAACAGTAGAATTTATAATTCTACTTTCTATTTTAATAGCTCGTCTTATAGATGATACTAAACTCATAATAAAGCCCCAACATTAATAGTTTGACCTGCTAAATTACTTATAGCATACAAAGCATTACTAACATCATTATAACTAATTATTGCTTCCTCTGTAGCTTCTAACCTAAACACATCATTTGTTTTATCACTTAATATACCAGATTTACCAACAAATATTAAACCAGTATTTTTATCATCTGCCTGTATTCTTATTATTTGTGTTGGTGTTCCAGTTATAGATATTTGAACTTCTGAAGTACCTACTGATATATCTCCTAATCCTTCAACATCAGTCATCTCTACAGGATCAACACTAACAGTAATAGTAATTCCAACTATTCCTTGAACATGAATAGGACTTTCAAATGAACCTATATTATTATCATTTTCATCAACAAGATATGTATCTTGTATTTGTCCCATTCTAGCTTTGTGTGTCATATTCTATATTTTTTAATACTTAAATCTTCTTTTCTAATTCTACAATTTTCAACATAATGTGACCCCTAGATAAAAATTTAACATTTTAAATATCAAACTTATTATACTAGGGATCACAAATCTTGTAAACATACATTATGTAATAATAAAGTTATTACCATAAGTACTTTAATACTAAGCAGTTACACCTTCTAAAGTTGAGTGGTGTATAGTAGATCGCATCACAAAAGCTTCATCCGCATAAATGTCAAACTGATCAAACTGTGAACTGGTTTTACTCAAAGGAGTAACAGTTACATCATTCATATAACCTACCCAAAACTCACTAGTATCTACTACAAAAATATTAGTAGTACTTCCAGTAGCACCAAGCTGATTAGTTCCATCAAAATAGAATGTATTCAGTACATTAGTAGATGCAAATACAGGTATCTCATCATAAGACATAACCCTAAACCCACCTTTTACTTCTACTGAGTCAACCCATCTCTGTTGTGACTGCAATGCAGCACTAATCTTACGTCTACCGGACTTAGATGTAATCATAACATCAGGTGCTCCTGCACACGCATCAATAGTTTCATCCATCTTAGCTACAGTGAAAGCACTTCCACCAAGAGTAGTAGCCTGTGCAATTCTCTGATTACCTGTGATAAGTGTATTTAAACCATCAGGCTCAAGATTAGCTGTAGCACCATAAAACATTGCTAACTCTTCTTTATCTCTGAAAGCCCTAGACCTTGTTTCAATTTCCTCAGAAAGCAAATCCTTATAACTTCTACCTGCATCCTGTGCAAACCTTGTTACTTTACCTCTAGCAAGCAATGTTCTGAACTGAAATGTTACCCTAGCTGATTCACTTCTATCAATATCTGGTTCAGTAAGATCACTTACCCACTGTGCAACTGTATTTGCAGCAGCAGCACTACGCCTATTTAACAACCAAGAATCAGAACTTCTCTGTTTCCTTGGAATGTTTTGTCTAAGAGGATTCTTATACTCTATGATTTCTGCTATAATCTTATCAACCTCTGGCTGAATAAGAACACCACCTGTAGCACTATAATCAAGAGACCTCTTAATCTCATTTTGCCAATTATTACCCATATTAATCTCCTTCTATTAAACTTATTAAATTTTACTTTACTTGAGATGCATTAAAATCCATCAACATACCTAACTTATCTCCAGGTGCTGCTTCTTTATATTTATCAGATCTTAAGAACTTTTCCTTCTCACTCAAATTCTTCTCAACATCTCTCTCATCTTCCTTATGTTCATCAAAACCAACACCTTTTCTTATAGGAAGATTATTAGAAATCATACTTTTCAAATCAGAAAGACTTTTTCTTATTTCAAGAATTTCTTTATCTTCATCCACAGACTTAGAAATTTCTTTAGTTTCATCTTCTTTCTTCTCATACTTATTCTCATCAACAGACTTAGAAATATCTTCCTTCTTTGATTCATCAGCTACTTTAGACTTTGATACATCAACAACAACTTCTGAAAGTGCTGTAACTGTTTCTTTAATTTCACCAATAAGATTACCTATTGAATCATTAATAGCCTTTGTAATATCATCTATACTAACTGAACTTTTAGATACATCTTCAGTTATATCTGGTGATGTTGCTTCAAGTGCTTTCAAAAAATCAAGTACACTTCTAAGTGTGTCAACCTTAACACCATCTGCATCTGAACTCAAAGCATCTTCTACAGAAGTAACAAGAATTTCAAGTTGTTTAGCATCCCTATCAATAGTTTCCTCTTGACTCTTTTCAATCTTCTTTTCTTTAGTTTTAGCTTTATTAGCCATACTATTCTCCTCACTAAATTCTTTCATTGACTTCTCAACATAAAATGCTAATGTTCTTGCACTAGCATCTGCTGGTATTGTTACCAATGAAGTTTCAAATATTTTCATCTGGTTTACATACTGTACTACCTTATCTAAACCTTTAATAAATTTCTCAGTAAAATCCAATGCAGTACCACTAATACTGAATTTACTAAGAACACCTTCTTGGACCTTCTGCCAAATATCAGGAACAGTTTTTGAAATTAAACACTTTATCCATAAAGCTCTTTGTTCAGGCATATATTTAACATCAATAATCTTACCTATTTCTTTATCCCTATCATGATTATAAAGTAATGTAGTATATTTCTTTAAATCATCTTCTGCACCTATCAATGCTTCCTCAGAAATATATAAACCATCTACATCTAGATCAGCAGTAGTGGCAATTCCTTCTATAATCCATTTACCTTCTTGATCTGCAAATCTCTTTACATCAATATTTGCATCAAATTTTACTTCTTTATTACTCATAAGAATACTCCTTGAATAATTTCCTATAAAAAATGTATAAAGGCAACTACTAGGAATGTAGCTTTCGTGTTATAGGCACTAGCCCTTAATTCTTACTCGTTAATGAATCCACCTGTATTAGATATCGCATCCACCTCCGATTGCATCCAATGGTTCTTACTTATTGTACTTTCAATGAACTCACCAACTGATATAGAGAAGTAATGTGGATCAGGTTTCATATTATCTTTAAATATAATAAGAATACCAACAGGAGTATCTAAACTTCTAATAACAGTATTTTGTAATATTTTATTGTCAACAAGACCCCTTATAAACTTGTTAAAATTTTCAATAGTATACTTACGTGTACCACTATCATCTGAGAAATAATAACCACCTGAATATGCGTCACAAACTTGTTCAGCAGATACCATATGTTCTAGTACTCTACATCTCATATCATGAAAATACTGACAATATTCACACTTACCAGTTTCAAAATCATGTTGTCTTAGTCTAACTTCTGGATCTGTAATAAACCTAAAAAACTGTTTAGTCTTAGACACACTTCTCTTTTTCCATTCCCCATCATTATCAATACCATAACCAGCATCTGTTAATGCTTTCATAGCAACATTTGTACAAGCAGACTGTGTAGAGTTGTTATCTACATCACTAGGTTTCTTATTACTTCTATCTTCTATACACTTATTATATGCTTTAGATACAATACTCTTAGCTTCTTTAGGTGCATTTCCAATATCAGGTGCTCCATCCTTACCCCTCTTTATGTCACATCCATTACCACTTCTATCTAGAGGAACATCATATCTTCTACCTCTTTGTTCAAACTCCTCTATAATTTCATTTTGCATTTTCTCTAAATCTTCTTTACTGTAACCATAAACATGTTTACCAGTTCTTACAGTAATTTCATAAAATGCTTTAATTATAGATTCTCTAAAAAGTAACTCAGCATCATCTAAATCAGCAACAGTAACACTAGCACTTAGATCAAATGTGTCAGGCATCTCCTCATCAACTTCTTCGTATACAGATGCATCCCTATTTAGTTTTTCATACTGTTCTTTTAAAAACTTATATCCCATAAATTACCTCTCAATACCTAAAATAAAATCTAATTTATCAATTGGATTAGTAAATTCACAAATAGATCTTTCATCAGAATACTTACAACCATCACGTTTAGCAGCATCCTTTAAACTTTTTAAACTTACATTTAATACTTTAGCAAAACCGCTAAGACGTTCTATAGGTGGACAATTAATATTTCCACTCAGTATATTATTAACAGTAGCAGATGATATACCAGCAGCTTTACCCATAGAATCTTTTATATCGCCTTTTGACTTAGTATCAGATACTTTGGAATCTATTTTAGAATTTAATAAACTACTTAAACCAGAACCCCTATAAACATCACCCATATTTAACTCCTATTTTATCTAAAACTTTACCAATACCTAAATTACTTATACAATATTTATATAACTTATTATGAGTTTTTTTCATAATCTGGAATTTATTTGGTTTCTCTAAATGAACACCAAACATACAAAACATACAACCTGTATTTTTATAACCTATATCATATATACTAGAATATTTTAAATTATTTAATTTAATGTATTCCCAAATATCTTTTTCTAACCAAATAGATAAAGGTAATGATTCTTTCTTTTTACCATCAAAAATATTACAACCTTTTCTTAAATACTTCTGTTTTCTTAAAGCACTATCATAAACCATAGTTCCTATAAACGGTAATAATCCATACTCTTTTTCAAACTTACGTGAAGGCCATTTTTTTAATGCATCACAACACTTATAACTTATTTTAAAATTAGAATTTATTAAATACTTCCATTTTTCTGGTATTTTACCTGACTTATTTTTATCACCATATAATCTTTTGTTTCTTAACTTATCAGATTTTGTATTTATAACTTCAAATAATTTTTGACTAACTTCTTTAGATACAATAGGATAACCATAATGATTTAATACTTCTTTAAAATTCATTTTAGGTTTTACCCAAACTACATTATCTACACTTTTTACAAATTTAATAATCTCTGGATACTCTAAGCCAGTATTTAAAAACATAGCTTTAGTATTAGGATATTTCTTTCTAATTATATCTAAAAGAACAGTAGAATCTTTACCACCTGAAAATGATACATATACTTTTCCATTATAATGCCTATAAAATTCTTCAATACGTCTTTCAGAAAACATAATCTTAGCTTGTAATGGTAAGGATTGTTTCTGTTTTAAATAATAAGAATCAATTTTTAACAATTTGTAATTTTCTTTTTTTCCACGATTCTTTTAGCATAATAGAATGTCTATCTTTTCTTTCATTTGACCATTTTCTACCATAATTATAATTGCTTTCACCACTCACAGCTTTAGATATTTTATTTTTTGTTTCTTTAGATCTTTTTAATCCATAGTTAGGAGCATCTTTACCAAATTTTCCATACATATGGTTCTTTTCTCCTGTACGTGATAAAGATAAATTCTTCCTATGCTCATTTGTTATTTCTTTACCATACATAGCATTTCTTTTACCAGTACTATGCCAAATTCCATGTTCTTTTCTAGTTAATTTTATTAAATTACTAATATTATCATTTAATTTATTACCATCTATATGATGTATAACGCAACCATCACCGTAAACTACTTTATTATCTGGATTATAAAGATTCCAAATAGATTTAGCTAACATAACAGAAGCATAATACTTTACTCCATCATGTATTATTGAAAAACTACAAAATCTTCTACCATCTTTCATACGACAACAAGCAATTAATTCTTTTACTCTATCTTCTTTGTTCATATTATTCTCCTTGAATAATTTCCTATGAAAATGTATAAGGGCGACTACTAGGAATGTAGCTTTCGAGCGATCTACTCTAGCCCTTAATTTTTATTACTTCTATACAACTTTCTTTTTCTTCTTAGTTTCTGCATCTTCAATAGTTTGTTCATCTACTGAGTTCTTATCTTTATCAACTGTAGAACTGGCATCTGATGTATTTGTATCTGACATGCCATTAGGCATACCCATGTCATCTAATACAAGATATTGATTACCAATTCTCACGGCTAACCTATCCCCACCTGGTACTGGATCAAAGTTAAGAACTTTTCTTGCTTCATTCTTTGTTATAATTCCAGCATCACTTAATTCCTTACCAGTACTAGCATCAACAACAGGATCTATCACAAATCTTAAAGAAGCATCTGGTGCAATTTCTCTTATTAGTTCATTGTTTAATTTTAATGTTATAAGATTAACTAAAGGTCTAAATAATTTTGATTTTGTATTCTTTGATAATGCATCAGTTGTTGATCTTGTTAGTCCATCAGCATTACCTAAATCTACAGAAGATACTCCAAAATTTCTATTAACTGTTTCCTGAATAATAAGTGTTAATTCTGCTAACTGCATTTCCCTAAAAGGCCTTGTGAAATCTATCCATCCAGCATTACCAACATTGTCTAATACTTTTAATTGTCTTTTTCCACCCTCACCCCTACTTGCTTCAAACTGTGCTTTAGCTCTTTCATAAGCCTTTTTACCAATCTGCTCTAGATATAAAACTCCAGGTGGTATTTCATCATCTATAAAATGTTTAGCTATAGACTGAGATGAATACATTAAAGCAGATACTTCATTTGTAATTGTTTCTATTATAGGTGTACCATAAGATGAATAAGTTCTTGGAAATTGTATTGTCCATATAATATCATCAACACTATGAGGTATTACTAATCTTTCCTTACCTGCTCTGTCAGTTAGTATCTGTTTAAAATATGTTATGTATGAACGTGAAGAGTCAAGAACTGGTCTAAACTGTGTAGCATCACGAGCATATATTTCTACAATATTACCATTTATACTTCTTACTTTTTCAATAACAGCTTGATCTAATACTAACAAATCAGTAAGAAATTTCTGTATAATACTAGGCCATGTCTCTTTTGATATATTAGGTCTATTTATAAATTCTTCTACAGCTTTAACACTACTCTTTTTACCATCTACCCTTATAGGTAAATGTGCTACTTCTTTAACTATTGAATCTATTGCTGGTCTAACATGAGAACTTCTTCTATAAATCTCTCTTAATGTATCAAAAGATAAAAGAGAATCTCTCTCCATATTCTGAGAAGAATACGACCAAGCCTGAGAATTTGTATTGTGGTCATCTCTCCAACCACGATTAATACTGAATCCGTCACCATCTTTTAAATCGGAACTTAATTGAATAGTTTTATCACCAACAACTTTTGCAGAATAAGTTCCAACTAGATTTAATGCTTTTGAAAAGTCCATTGATATCTCTGAACCATCATGATCTAAAACACGAAACCCATTACCATTTTTTTCACTCATATATTATCCCATCTGCCAACTAGCAAATCCACCTTTACCAACTCCTTCATTAGAATATTTTTTACTTCCTTGAACAGCTAAATAACAAGCCATTACAGCATCACTATATGTTCCATAAGGATATTGTAGAAGTTCTGTTATCCAATGACAAATATTACAACCACATCCTTTTTCTAATTCCCAATCATACTCATCTTCTTCCATTGGTATAACCCACCTACCATTTTGAAAATCAGTTGCCATAGCAGGAACACCAAAATCTAAACTTTTCTTCTGTTGAGATCCTGTAGTAAAAGGTTCTATGTTCATTTCTACACCTTGTAGATCATCTAACCAATCTATTATAGCTTGTTGATAAAAGTTATTCTCAACTACAGCAGCTACAGGTGCTACCTCATTATACATATCTATTAATTCTCTTGCAGTATCAGGTGAAGAAAACTTACCTCTACGTATTTCAATAGGATATCTAATTTTCTTCTCTTCATCAAAAGCTAAACCAAATAGTACAGTATACTTAGAGGATTTACCTTGACCTATTGCTAAATCAACACCTATAAATTTTTCTAGATTATCTATATAAGGCATATCTTGTCTTGAAACACAACAAGCTTTAATATTATCCTTATTAAATACTTTATCAAAATCAGACATCATTAATCCACGAAAGGCTGGATTAAAGTATATTGCACCTCTAAATTTAAATTCTTCTATAAGTGCTTCCTTAGGCCACCGTTCTTCCCAAACTGGTGTAAAGTCCTCATCTATAAAATACTTATAAGATTGAAACTTTGGTGTCTTTAATAACTTTGCAGTTAAATCATCTTTGTGCCAAGGTGTTGCAACATATATAATTCTAGCTTTTGGACCAGATTTAATATCCATCCAGTTACCAAAGAATGCATCTATAACTTGTTGTCTCATACTAGGGTTAAGAATAGCATTCTTAAAAGAAACAACATCATCAAATAAAACTAAATCAGCTTTACCTCCAGTAGCAGAAGCTAATACTCCACAAGCTTCTATAGATGAATCCTTTCTAACATGAGTACCAGCTAATCTAACTTTAGATGCAGACCAAAGAGGTGCGCCTTCATCTGTTATGTCTGGAAATATATCATGAAACTTACCACCCTCTTTTGATATATGACCTTTTATTTCCTGTAATATCTTGCAAGATAAGTCATCAGAATGACTTATAATCTTAATTCGTATATCTGGATTGTTTCCTAACTCCCATAAACATCTCTCTACACTTATTGTAGTTGTTTTACGATGATCTTTAGGAGAAGTAATAACAGTATATATGTTATCAGTTATATGACTATGCCACTCTTGATGCATATTAGACAGAGGACATTCAAAATCAGTTGCCATATACTGAGAAAAAGCAAAAGGATCTCTCCTAGCTCGTTGTCTTATCTTCTCCAAGTTCAATGAGAGTAAGTGCTCTTTGAGTTTCCTTGAGTTTTGTGTCAAGTTCTCCATCATCCAACCCCTTTAAATCTACACTTATTGTTGTTTCTGTTTTAACTGTAGGTTTACCAAGTATCAATCTCCTTTGTTCATTAACTAATCTAATAGTACTAACAACATCACTCCAAGATGTAGGTTCTATTTCTTCAGAACATATCTTCTCTAGAATCATATCTTCTAGACTAGTTAATATACCTAATTGTTTTTCATCTTCTTCTAATATTATTGTATTGTTTGATTGTTCTTTTATACTTAATCTAGCTTTAAGCATACCTTGTAGCTTTTCTATTTTATCATCCCAACCATCTTCAACTTTCCATTTAGAAAGAGTTGGTTGTGTAACACCAAGTTCTTCAGCTATACTAGATAAAGTATTCCTACCTCTATATAATTTAAATGCTTCTTTTCTTCTTTCAGTATCTTTAGGCCTAGCGATAATATAACCTCCA